ATGAAACCATTACAAAACGGTACAAACAAACCTTTTACCATTACTATTGCTTCGACCAAAGGAGGCTCTGCTAAGAGTACGAATGCCGCTAACATTGGTGCATTCTGTGCAGAACACGGTCTTAAAACCCTTCTTATCGATACTGATACCCAACCGACATTAAGTTCCTATTATGAACTCGCATATCAAGCTCCGGGCGGAACTTATGAATTTCTTCATTTTAAAGATGTAGAGCCTACTCATATCATTTCTAAAACGACTATTCCTAATCTTGACTTGATTCAGTCAAATGATCCGTCTAACAAAATCAGCCCAATGCTGAGAGATTCTCCTGATGGAGCATTACGTTTCAGTTTACTACTACAAAAAATAGAAGGCTACGATGTCATCATTATTGATACCCGTGGAACAAGAGATATTACTGTCGATATGTCTGTGCTGGCAGCTGATGTTTTATTCTGCCCTATTCTTCCGCACATTCTATCTGCTAAGGAATTTATCCGTGGCACGATTGGAATGTATCAAGATTTAGAAACTTTTACTGCATTTGGCTTTACTCTCCCACCGCTGAAAGCGATGATTAACTGTGTTGATCATACCAAGGATGTCAAATTAGTCTCTGACTATCTGCACTGTAGAAGATCAAACCTAATCTGACAGTCCCCCGTTTTAAATTACCGTGTCTGTCAGATTAATTTGAGCTTAAATTCTTTTCCACCCAAATCCGTTTTCCATCAAGTAAGGTTGCCATCGGTGTTCTGCCACAGCACATTTTTCCTTGATGTGTTCGATGGTGATTATAATACATTAACCACTCATCTAAATCCGCTTGTAATGTCGTTAAATCCGTATAAATTTTCTTCCTAAATGCCACTTGGTAAAATTCTTGTAAGATTGTTTTATGGAACCGTTCGCAGATGCCGTTAGTCTGCGGATGTTTTACCTTGGTTTTACTGTGTTCAATATCATTTATTGCTAAATAAAGCTCATAATCGTGATTTTCTACCTTGCCACAATATTCACTTCCTCGGTCAGTTAATATGCGTAACATCGGTAAACCTTGGCTTTCAAAGTATGGTAACACTTTATCATTCAGCATATCCGCAGCACTGATAGCGGTCTTCATTGTATAAAGTTTTGCAAACGCCACTTTACTGTAAGTATCAATAAACGTTTGTTGATAAATACGACCCACTCCTTTGAGGTTGCCCACATAGAAAGTATCTTGTGAGCCAAGATAGCCAGGGTGTACCGTTTCAATTTCACCACAGGCAATCTCATCTTCTTTCTTACGCTCTAAGGCTTGTACCTGTGTTTCACTGAGTATAATACCTTGTTCTGCAACCAGTTTTTCCAGGGCGATTAATCTTTGCTTAAAATTGGCAAGATGATGACGTAACCAAATCGAACGTACACCTCCTGCTGAAACAAAGATGCCTTGTTTACGGAGTTCCTTACTCACTCTTACCTGTCCAAATGCCGGGTTATCAAGAGCAAACTTCACAACAGCTTGCTCTATTGCCTCATCAACACGATTTTTTAAGTTGGGAACGCGTCTATTTTGATTCAGCAATGCTTCAACACCACCTTGCTCAACCGCTTGTTGATAACGATAGAATGTATCTCGGCTCATTCCCATTACTTTGCTGGCTTGAGAAATATTACCCAGTTCTTCTGCTAAATTTAATAAACCGGTCTTGTGTTTAATGAGAGGGTTGTTAGAATAAAACATGAGAGTTTCCTTTTTGTTTAGATTGATTTTTGACACTCATATTCTAAACGGGAAACTCTCACTTTTTAGAGTGAATTGTCAGATCAAGTCTGATCTTCTACAATTTTATAATCGTCAAAAGATCTTATCCTTATCTAAGGATAATTCAGATGAAATAAATTCAGCATTAGGTATTGACTATAATATTGCTTCATTTTTCTTAAATAATAGTAAAAGCAGAACAAAAGCTAGTTGGATAGCATTTTTTACTGGCTTTATAGGTGGGCATAAATTTTATTTGGGACAACCATTTCAAGGGTTGTTTTATTTGTTTATGTTGCCTACTGGGTTGAGTTTTCTATTATGGATTTTAGATATTTTTCTATTGGGCTTTATGGGTGATGAGCGTTTTTTTATTAAATATAATGCACGTTTCTTATCTCAAGTAGGAATTGATTATCAGCTTATAGATAGGAAATCTAATGAATGGCATTTTTTTGTGGGAAATGGGAAAGAATATATAGATAATGGTGGGGGTTGTTCAACTCTTGTTAAAGTAATAATCCTAATTATAGTAGCAGTATTCTGTTTTTATATGGTAGTCGGTAGATAATTTATCCAGCAGCATAAATACTTATGCTACTATTTCAGAAGGTCAGTACTTGAGGGGTAATTTTGGTGAATTCATCTTGGTTAAATAGCTTGTTTGGTTAAGTGTATGAGCTTTGTTGAAAAAAGTAAGACTCTTACAATAAATATTGACGAAAGAGATTTGGCATTACATTATGAAATAGCCTTTCATTTTGTTATGAAAGATGTCCAAGGTATATCAGAGAAAAGTAAAGAAAGAATACTAAAAATTGTTAATTCTGTTGGATATGGGAAACGAAGTTATTTTGACGAAGTTTATGATAAATTCTTCAAAGGAATTGATTTTAAATGGGCTGAATATAATTATTGGTGTGAGTTGTTTGAAAGAGAAAATGTGAACCCTCCAAACTTAATTTTTTTAAAAGATTTAATTGCTCCAAATATAGAAGATTATATATCAACACTCAACATTAAATATATGCAATCTATTTTATATAATAATCAAATTCCCTATAAAAAGAATTTAAAAAAGAGAGAGTATATAGAACTTATTACTAATTCAAATTTTAAAGAAATAGAAGACGGCTTTAAAGAGTACCAACTTGAAATGAAAGAGCATCAGCATTATGCTCTTTATAAATTATTGATGGAAACTATAAATCGAAGAGCGATAAACTTACGCACTCTTAACAAGGAAAAACTTGGTAAATTAGGTGTAAAATATGAATTGTTGAGTATTTCTAGGGATGAAAATTACAATTCATTAGTACTATCAGAAATAGAGAAAAGAGATACTGTTCTTATCCCTATTGTTCCTTGTGGGGATGAGTATTTAAAACCTATTTTGTCTTTTGAAGATGATTATAAAAACGCTCTAGATTTAAGTGATAAACTACCAAGCTTAAATATTCTAAACAAAAGTAAAGAGAACAAGAAATCGTCTGTTATAAGCAAATTGATAAAGTTCTTCAGAGGTAAATGACTAAACCTACAAAACCGAAGCATCATCAAAAAGTATTAAATACTTTTGAAGATAAAACGCAAATTTAGTTACCACTCTTGACTAACTAACCGTTTGTAGAAATGCAGGCGGTTTTTTATTGGAGCAAATATGAGTAGATTGAAGAAGAATAGCGATGGCACATATCAATGCCCAATTCACAATAAAATTGTTATACCTTTCATTCTTCTTAATGGGTTTAGACATTGGAAAATGCCAAAAGCAAATGGTTGTTGGTGTCCTCCAGAAAGACCACCCAACCCTGTTAGAGTGAAATAGGAGCAAATATGACTTGGAGTTCTGTCGGCATACCGAGTGTGCCGGGGTTGCCGAAAAATATCGGTGATGCGGCAATAAAATTCGGTGGTGCGTTGGGTATCAATTTATTATTTGGCAATTATTGGGGAGTGTTCGATCAAAACGGCATTCCCCTTTTACTTGCTGATAATGTGAAATCGGTGAAATATCAGAGTCGTTCAAAGATTTCTACCGCACCACTCGAAAAAGGCTCATTTGCCGCTTACAACAAAGTGATCGAGCCTTATACCGTGAATGTAGTAATGACAAAAGGCAGTGGTGGTGTGAAAGAACGAGGAGCATTTTTAGCCCTTGTCGATGCCTTTGCCAACAGCACTGATTTATTTATGGTGATCACTCCTGAAGCTATTTACCCGAACTGCAATATCGTTGGTTATGACTATGTGCGTGAAGCCGGAGACGGTGCAAGGTTGATTAAAGTAAATTTACACCTGCAGGAAATTCGAGAGGTAGAGGTGGAATACACGAAAACTAAAGCAGAATCGGCAGAAGCTGTGCAAGAGCAAGGGAATGTAACGCCAGAGAAAGTAAATACTGAAGCCGGCAATACTTCAGTCCTTTTTGATATAGGACAAAAGATCGGTGATATGAAAGAAACATTAAAAACCGAGGGGGCCGGTGCAGTTATTGATAAACTGAAAGATGGCTTGATGAACGCCGTTGGAATGGGAGGTTGATTTTGGACTTATATCATATTCCACTTAAAGCGGTGGCAAATCAACGAGTACGCTGCCAAATTGAGGGACAAGAACTCGAAATCACCTTGCATACCCGTTTGGAAGAACAGCTTTATATCAGCATAAAATGCAACGGTGTAGCGGTGGTGCATAACCGAATTTGTCAAGATTTAACGCCTTTAATTGATGTAGGTTACCTGCCGATGAAAGGCGTTTTGTTTTTTAAAGATATGCAAGGGCGGCAAGCTCCGCATTGCAAAGAATTAGGCAAAAGATACCGCTTGTTTTGGGGGGCGTAATGTCAAGTTTTACCAAGAAAAAGCTGAAGTTTTCTTTTGTGCTTGGACAGCAAGATCCGCATTTTGACAAAGATGAAAATAATACGGTGATTGTTAAGGGATTGAGGGCGAGTGTCACAATCCAAAGCGGACACGGTGCACCAATGCCGAGTGCAAAGCTAATGATATACGGGCTTGGTCAAAAGGTAATGAATAAATTGGCGAAAATCCGCTGGAATACTGATGACGCTAAGCTGAATTACGTCAGAGTAGAGGCAAGCCAAGATGGGGGAGAAAGCTATATATTGGTTTATGAGGGCGTTATTCAATATGCCTATCCGAATTATGGTTCAAGCCCTGAGGTGATCTTAACGATTGATAGTACATCAGCTTTACAACACAAAATTAGACCGGTTCCGCCATTAAGTTTTAACGGTGAAGTTGATGTGGCTTCAGCGGTCGCTCAAATTTGCCAAAAAATGAGTATGCGATTTGAGAATAATGGTGTAACAGAGAAAGTGAGCAACCCTTACTTGCCTGAAACCGCTTTAGATCAAGTTTTTAAATTATGTGATGCCATCAATGCAAAAGCGGTCGTGGAATTTAATACGATTGCTATCACGCCGCAAGGTCATGCAAGAGATATTTTCGTTCCCGTTATTTCGCCGAGTAGCGGATTAATTGGATATCCAACCCCAACCATTACCGGCACAAGGTTTCAATGTTTATTTGATCCTGTTATACGCTTCCAAGGGCTTGTGGAAATTAAAGACAGTTTAGTTGAAATTTGTAATGGCAAATGGCTGGTTGTTGGATTAAGCCATTATTTAGAAAGTGAAGTATCAGGAGGGCGTTGGTTATCAGAAGTCGATGCCATTTACCCCGGAGGTGTGAAAATTGTCAAATAATTTAGGTTTACTAAAGCCCGATCAAGTTTTAGGTGGCACAGGCGAATTTGAATTTATTATTTCCGGCATTGTGAATCGAATTCAAACAGTGACATTAGTGCAAGTGATTGCGGTAAATGCAACCGGCATCGGACCGGTCGGCACGGTAGATGTGCAACCAATGGTGGCACAACTCGACGGTAGTGGCAAAGCGTATGCACACGGTGTAATCCACAATATCCCTTATTTTAGACTTCAGGGTGGCAGCAATGCGGTTATTATCGATCCGGAAGTAGGCGATATTGGAATGTGTGGTTTTTGCAGTCGTGATATTTCCTCAGTGAAAGTGAACAAAGCCCCCTCGACCCCACAAAGCAGACGAAAATTTGATTATGCAGATGGCTTGTATTTTGGCGGTTTTCTTAACGGTGTGCCGAGCCAATATCTCTTTTTCAAAGATTCGGGCATTGAGTTGGTTTCTACCGGTGAAATTTTGCTAAAAGGCACATCAATCAAATTAGATGCCCCTGTTGAAACTACCTCAACAGTAAACGCTGCCGGAGATATTACCGATAATGCCAAATCAGGAGGTAAATCAATGAAAAATATGCGACAGGTTTATGATACGCACACGCACAATGGTGGGCCACAACCTGACCGGAAAACGGGGTAATGTATGACAACGTTATTTTTACACCCGCAAAGGTGGGATTTATGCCTTGATGATGAGGGGAATATCGCTTATGCAAAAGATCCTTATGCTAAAGCTCAAGATGTGGCAAGTGCCATAAAGCTGTTTAAAGGCGAGTTGTATTATGACACGGAGAAAGGGATTCCTTATTTTGATGAAACACTTGGGAAGAAGCAATCTCTAGCATTATATCAATATCGCTTAGAGCAAGCAGCCCTCAGAGTTAAAGGAGTGGTTTCTGCCAAAGCAAATATTGAAAGCGGAGCCAGTCGGGAAGTGACCGGCTCTGTGACTTTTACCGATGAACAAAATAGACAGATGAGCGTGAAACTATGACGATACAGACGAATGTGCCATCAATTCAGTTTACACCGCAAGGCTTAATTTTACCGAGCGAACAAGAAATTCTAAACGGTGTGCTGGCGGACTTTAATGCGGCATTTGGTGGTGGACTAAGCCAAAACTTAGAAACACCACAGGGACAACTTGCCAGCTCGATAGCTGCGATTATTGCTGATAAAAATAATCAAATTGCGTGGCTAGTGAATAATCTTGATCCGACTTATTCCGACGGCATTATGCAAGATGCTATTGCTAAAATTTATTTCGTAAAACGAAAAGGGCGAGTGAACTCTTTTGCCACCTGTCAATTTGTTGGTTTACCGGGTGTAACTATTCCAAAAGGGTTAGTTATCAAAGATACCACCAATAATGAATGGATATTAGATGAAGAGATCAGCATATTAGAAAACGGCACTGTGGAAGGACGTGTTATTGCTAACGGTGTTTATGGTGCAAAAGCTAATACGATCACAAAAATTCATCAATCGATTATCGGGCTAGACCGTGTTACCAACCCACAAGATGCGGTTGTTGGTACAGAACGGGAAAGCAGACAGGATTTTGCGGAACGATATAGAGAAAGCGTAGCTATTAATGCTCAAGGTATGCCATCTGCTGTGCATGCTAATGTAATGAAATTAGAAGGAGTGATTGATTGCTATGTTATTGATAATCCTACAAACAAAACAGTAAAACATGGAGCAACTGGATATCCTATAAAACCTCATAGTGTTTATGTTGCTGTAAGAGGAGGAAATGATTTAGATATTGCAAAAATGATATGGTTATATTCTGGTAATGGATGTGACTTTAATGGTAATACTGAAATAGTAGTCACTGATGATACTTACGTTACTCCTAAGCCAACATATTACATCAATTTCATGAGACCTTTGGATACGCCAATTTTCTTTAGGGTAAAAATTAAGTCTGGGCTGGTTGGCGATTATCTCAATGAGATGAAAGAAGCAATTAAAATGCAATTTGATCAATCTTCTCATCGCAAGATTGGTAGAATTTTTTATGCAATGAATTACGTTTCTTCGATCATTAAATCTTTTCCTAAGGATTACTTGCTTGATGTTGAAGTAAGTAGTGATGGTGTTAATTTTGAGAATAAGGTTCAGCTGGGGATAGATCAATACCCCATTCTTTTTTCGGAAAATATAATTTTGGTGGAAGAATGAATAAACTTCATCTACAAAAAACAATCATTAGTCAGTATGCAAACAGTCCAATTATGAACCGTATCATTCAATTTGCTGATGAATATCTTGAGACAAAAGATTGCTTCAGGCAGTTCTATAATATTTATTGGGACATTGATACTGCTGAAGGTGTTGGACTTGACTTTTGGGGAGTGGTGCTTGGGTTATCTCGTTTTGTAGAAATTAATGACCAAACTACCTTTCAAGGTTCCAGTATAGCCTCGACTGAGCTAAAGGATAAAGTTAACCCAACTAGCTACAGGATGAATGATGCAATGTATAAGTCAATGCTTTTTGTTAAAGCAATGACGAATATTGTGTATGCAACAGCACCGAATATCAATAAGATCCTGCAGATACTATTTAAAGAAAGAGGTCGAGCTTACTTTGTTAAGTCGGGAACAATGACGGCTAGGTATGTTTTTGAATTCAAACTGCTGGATGTAGAAAAGGCAATAGTTATGACATTACTACCTCGTCCAACCGGTGTGCTTTGTGACTTTTATGAGCCAGAGCAATTATATACTTGGGGATTTAATGAAAATGAGTTAGCTCCATTCGGGCAAGCTGCTTTTTATATTGGCGATAAAAACTAAACAAATTAAATTATTCATTAACTTAACCGTTTATGGTTCTTATTCCATAAACGGTTTTTTGTTGGAGAAATCATGGAAAACTTAAAGCTACTCACGCATCCTTGGGCTGAAAAGGGATTAAAAAATGAAATACCACTGAATCGAGAAGGTTCAGGAGTTACATCCGCCACGGCGACTTACGAAGATGGTTTCCCGGATGTAACTATGAAGCCTATCCATGAAGGAGGAAAAGCACCTTCGGGTAAGGATATGAACGGAGTGTTATATGAGTTATCGACACATATTGTCCACCTTAATAAAGGTTGCCTTTATCCATTTGAAATGGACTTTTGTAATGCTATAGGAGGATATCCAAAAGGTTCACTATTAATTAGCAATGATAAAGGAAAGCTATTTATTAGCTTGATAGACAACAATACAACTGATTTCAATTCCGAAAATTACTTCGGGAAGTGGGATTGCATTTCTACTCAGGATTTACTTAATTCTCCTGACGGATTTAAGTTCATCGGTCAATGTGAATCTATTACTCAACTACGCACCATCGAGCCAACAGAAGACCAGCAACGTATTTTGGTTAAATCCTACCACGCCCGAAAGAACCTTGGTGGTGGGGTGTTTTATGCTGATTTTGCGGATACCACAACCGCAGACAATGCTGGGACGGTGATTGTGACTGCTGGTGGCAAACGATGGAAACGACTTTATTCAACACTCAATATCTTTGACTTTGGAGTCAGCTTAGACAGCGTGAATAACGATGCCATCAAGCGCTTGCAAGCGTGGCAAGAGCCGGTTTTAGGGTTGGGGAATGTGATTCCGGCAAGTTCAAGAATTGTGCCGGCTAGCCATATCTCACAAGTAGCTTATAGATTTAACGGTATTGATTACTTGTCTGAGGATTATTATAAGGCGGACCTATCACAAATTACCCGAACAGGTTATTACACAGCTTGGACTCAAGATAAAGCATTTGTTCATAATGGAGTGATTTATGCCCCCTTTATGTTGGCTTTCCGCCACGGCTATGATGACTTGCGTATTGCTTGGGTCAAATCCTTTGATAATGGCAATACTTGGACGACGCCAGAAATTTTAATGGACTATCATCCGCAAAATCCAACATTGGGTTGGCACTGTTTTTCTATGGGCATTGTTGGAAATCGGTTATTTATGCTTGTAGAAGAGCGTGATGTGGCGAGTAAGAAAATGGTTCGGTCATTCTTGTATAGCCGAGTAATGACTAAGAATTTTTTTGTAACAGGTGGCATTTCGCAATCCGGTAATGTAGTAACCGTAGAATTAGAAGAACACGGGTTATTTGTAGGCGATTCCATTTCGTTTTCCAATAGCGGAATCTCCGGTGTGAGTGGTAAAATGACAGTCACCTCCGTATTAGACGCAAACCGTTTTACGGTGATGAATAGCAAAGAACAGACTATTACCAACAACGATAGCTGGCTTTGTGCAACCTACTTTGAAGATAACCAATGGCAAATTCAAGAATTAAGCACGTTTGCCAATAGTGCTGGCGTTGCCGCTACGCACTTGCATAGTTTTTGCCCAGTGAATCGTTCACAGTTCGCCTTCGGGTTTCATAATGGTGATGCTTCACCTCGTGAAATCGGCTTTGTGAAATGTAGCATCAACTGGGCAACAGGTAGAGTGACAACGGATAAGATTATTCTTTCTGAAACGTTAAGTCGGGCTGCCGCTGAGCCTTGTTTGCGATATTACAAAAACAAATTATTTTTAACGACCCGGTCACAAAATCCGAATGTAGGGTCACTTCTAATTCGTTGTGACTTAAACGGGGAAAATATCAGTTCATTCAATATTTCCGCGGAAAAGATTCACTACACCAATATGCCATTTCATATTGAGAATGATGTGATTTATATGTTCGCCGCCGAACGAGCGGAAAATGAATGGGAAACAGGGCAAAGCGATAAAAGTGGCAACCGCTATCGAGCAAATCGTCCACGAATGTTTTTGCTTAAGCATAGATTAAGCGATTGGGGCAAACCGGAAAAAACAGAAGTTCAGGTTATTTCGCAAGGCATTTATTCCGGCGAAGCAGCTAACAGTGCTTGTGGTGTTGGGTCAATCGTTTATAAAGATGGTATCTTGCATTGCCTCTTTGGTGATGAGGATTACCGTAATAGCCATTCTCTCACAGAGAATGCAAGAAAAGCCAATAACGCACATATTGATAGTGGTTATCAACCTGAAATTTACTCATTAAGGATTGTAATTGATAAGCAGATGGCAGGGGTGACAGACAAGCCTCTAAGAGGTGCGGATAATCTGCATCTACCTGTGTTTAGAGGCACTGACGGTGTTCGAACTGTTCAAAGTCCGGTTAGATTTAGCGAAAAAGTCGAATTTGACAACGCTGTTGCATTGGCGGTGGCGACTGTTGGAAGAATACTGGCCAGCAGCAAAGCCGGTGCAGATTATGCGATGTACGGCACGGATTATCTTAATGATGCGAATCGGCTTTATCTGTCAAGTACACACCAAGCTAACAGCCAGAACGGCTCAACAATCACGCTACACAATGATAAAAGCGAAGAGGGTAGCATTATTGACTATAGAGCAACTGCCCATAAATTTTTGGGAGGTGTGCATATTAACACAGGGGTGATTAATACTCCGCCCGAATCAGCGGGAAACACAGAAATTGTCAATGCTAAGTGGGTTAACTCGCAAATCGAAAAAAATAACACCGAAAAGGTGTTATTTAGTGGCTCTACACAAGAGCCTGTGTCGGTGCAGGTAAGTAGTTTGCGAGGCGAAATCCACGTGTTGGCAAGTATTAGAGGCGTAAAACGTTGGGATAGCTTTAGCCTCTGGAGCAGCAATAATACCTATATCGGAGCCTCAGAATATGGGGGCGAAAATGCAGATAGAAACTATGGCTCATTAATTAGAGTTAATATTAACGACAGAACCTTAACGCTAACCCCAACCTCAACATATTTGCCAACAATTAAAAAAATTATACACCTAGGAGCATAAATGAGAGTTTACTTTAAAAAGTCAAATCTTAAAGAATATGTGATTTGGCCTGTGCCAACTAATACTAAAGACTATTATCAAGTCGAGGTGGATAGCGAGAGTGATTTATATGGCAAAACAGCGGTAAAAACAAAAAATGGGATTGTATTGGTAGAGTCAGCTCCAACCAGTTATCACAAGTGGAGCGGGACAGAATGGATAATCAGCCCAGAGCAACAAGCGATCAAAAAAAACGAAGAAATTGCAATAATGCGAGAGCGTATCAACGCCTTGCGTGATGAGAAATCGGCAGGCGGCGTGTTTGTTGAGCAACTAGGCAAATGGTTTGATTCAGACGACAAAGCCCAGAAAAAGCTGTTAGGCTTAAAAGCGACAATGGATTTAATTGGTACAGAGATGACTGTCGATTGGACTTGTGCCGATAATACCGATTTTGAGGGATTCGGCAAAGCTCATTTAACTGCTGTCATTGCTGCAATTCTGCAAGCCGAAAACCACAATCATACCATTGCTCGCCAGCACAAGGCGGCTTTAGAGCAAGCTGAAAATCCGCTTGAATATGACTATTTGGCGGGGTGGACAAAAAACTATGAGGACTTTTTAAATGAGCAAAATGAAAAGCTATCTCTACCATAACTTAATTGCCATAGACCAACTCTTTAACGCTCTCACCGGCGGAGCAGCGGACGAAACATTTTCTAGCCGTTGCTACCGTGGTGCAGTGCTTGCGGAAAATCCGAAAAAACGTTGGCGTTTTTGGTATGCGTTTGTGAATTGCTTATTTTTAGACCCAAAGCACTGCTACTCCGCTTATAAAGCGGAGGTACACCGCAAGCAGTATCCGAAGGCATTTAGACTTGGGGGGATTTAATGAAAAAGCAAAACTTAAAATTAGTGCGGGGCGATGATGTGAGTTTTAGATTCAGCATTAAAGACAGCACCGGACAACCTCTTGCGTTAAAGGATTTGCACTTAGTCAGCTATCAAGGTGAGGTGCTGATTGCTCTCTCTACTGATGATGGCAGTATTGAGACAGCAGAGGCTGGTCAGATGGTGTTACATTTTAGTCACCAGCAAACTGCTCGAGCTGAATGGACAAGTGCCAATTATGACTTGCAACTCACTACCGCAGAGGGTAAGAGAAAAACGATTATGTATGGCGTTGTGCAACTCACGCACGACTATACAAGAGTTTAG